CGTCGCGCTCCGGCTCCAGCGTCGGCAGCTTGCGCGTGTCCAGCGCCAGCGCCTCCCGGTTGAAGACAGCCGCCGTGGCCTTGCTGTCCGTGGTGTCGATCAGCGCGTGCTGATACCACAGGCAGTTGACCAGATTGGCGACAAAGTAATCCGACAGCGCCTGGTTGGCCGCGTTGGCCGCTACCACCGAGGTGCTGGGCTTGCCGATCTCGTTCCAGACATCCAGCCACTGGTACGGGTGCAGCACGCAGTAGAACGGCCCTCTTGCCTTGGATGCTCGTAGGCTGGCGACCGCGTTGCCCACCAGTTGCAGCGAGAACGAAGCCGTCCCGCCCGTGGCCCCGTGCGTGTCGGTGAACGAGTCGAAGAGCGCCAGCAGGTCGCCTTCGATCTTGTCCGCGATGGCCGCGCCCAATTCCTTGGCCGAGTCCGCCCGCGCATTGTCGGGGTCGGTGTCGATGCGCCGGTCCGTCAGGATCACCTGCGCCATCACCTCGGAAGGCGACAGCGTAGCCTGCGCCGACTTGGTGAACGAGGTCGGGTTGGCAAAGTCCTCGGTCTCCCCAACCGCGCTAGCCGAGATCTGAGGATAGATGGACAGCTTGCGGTCGGCCCAGCCCACCGCGCTGTACTGCGTCACCAGGGACGGCATGATCATGCTCTCACGAGCCACGAAAAGCGCGTCCTCCAGAATGCTATTGAAGTAACCGCTGATCTGAGCGGTTCCAGAAGTACCCTGAGCCATAGCTCCCTCCTATTGGTCTTTGTACATCACGAGATTGCCCTTCTGCAAAAACGAGCCGCCGCCGCCCCGCAGGCGCGACCACCGTTCCGCGTCGCTTTCCTTGCCCTCGGTCTCGCTGCCCTTGGTGGGGTTCGTTGGTCCTACCCGCGCCGGCATGGGCTTCAACAGTTCCGGCATCTCACTGGCAAGGGCCGTCAGCGCCTTGTGGATGGCCTCTGCGTCCACCTCGCCGCCTTTCACGGCTTTGGTCAGGTCAGCCAGCTTCACCGCCTTGTCAGGCTTGGGGAAGCCGAGGCCAGCCGCCACAGCACGCGCCTCCGCGTCCAGCGTCCGGGCCAGATACCGTTCCTGTGTCTCCCTGGCTTCTGCTTCCGCCTTGGCCGCCCGCTCTGTCAGCTTCTCCACTTCGCTCTTGCTGGCCTGTTCCGCCGTCTCCTTGAACTGACGCAACGCGTCATAGTCCGCGTACCTGGCCCTCTCGCGGTTGAGCCGGTCAGCAATAATGCTGTCCAACTCCACTTGCGTAAAGGTCCGTACCTGTGCCGCCGCCGCACCCTGAGGTGCTTCACCGCCCGCGTTGGGCGTCGTGTTCGTTGCCGTGTCGAGGTCTGCCATGTCACTCCTTCCGCCTGTTGCCGCCGGCGTCGCGTGTTGTTACTTGCCGAGAATGTCCTTCAGCGAGCGCTC